ATTGGTTGTGATACCTGCGGCCAAGTACGCGGCTGTGTTGGCGTTGGCGTTGGTGGCTAGACTTGCAATCTGTGTAGCCTGTGTACCAGCGTTGGCAGTCCAAGCGGTAGTTACTGTGTCAACATAGCTCTTCATAGCAGTATTGGCTGTGGTGATCTGATTATCAGTATAACCTTTTAAGGCTGTGTTGGCTGTAACGATTGCGGAATTGGCGGCCACCACATTGGCATTGATACCGGTAATGTTGTTGGTAATTGCTGTGATAGCACTACCTTCTGCAGCCAAGTTGGCAGCAATTTCTGCCAAGGTATCCAATGTTCCCGGAGCCGAATTGATCAAGTTGTTGATTGCTGTGCTGATAGCAGTATCAGTATAACCTTTTAATGCTGTATTGGCTGAGACTATAGCACTATTGGCTGCAGCCACATTTGCAGCCATGGCTGAGTTTACACTATTGACATAGCTGACCACTGCTGAATTTGCTGTGACAATAGCGGCGTTGGCGGCAGTTACGCTACTCTGTAAACTGGTAATCTGAGTTGATTGCACAGTATTGGCTGTGGTCCAAGCTGTGGTCACTGCATCAACATAGCTCTTCATTGCTGTGTTGGCAGTAATGATAGCAGTATTAGCAGCTGTTATGTTGGCATTGATAGGATCTAGTCTTGAATAATCTACAGAACCAGTGGCTCCGGTTGCTCCAGCAGGACCTACATTTCCTTGAATGCCCTGTGGTCCTTGTGCTCCTGTTGCGCCTTGTGGTCCTACATTTCCTTGAATGCCTTGTGGTCCTTGTGCTCCAGTCGCGCCAGCAGCTCCGTCATTACCTGCAGGTCCTTGTGCGCCAGTTGCTCCTGTAGCTCCTGTGGCTCCAGTTGCGCCTTGTGGTCCTACATTTCCTTGAATGCCTTGTGCGCCTTGTGGCCCTCGTGGTCCAACTATTGGACCAACATCATTCCAGGTTGTAGTTACAGTATTCCAAATGAATAAATTACCAACGCTACTAACAATATATCCTTGACCAGCAGAACCTACCCCGGGTAAATTACCAGGTGCAGCAACGTTACCAACCAAAGTAACACTTACACCTTGTGCTCCGTCATTACCTGCAGGGCCTTGTGGTCCCTGTGGACCAGGTGCACCAGTATAGGCTGTAGTTTGCACAGTTGAATCTGGGAATGTGATACCACCTGTTGGATTTGCACTACCAATGGGACTGTTTATTGTCAGCATTGATGTAGCCGGATTAAATGTTGCTCTAGATGTATAATTCCACGAACCGTCGTAGAATAGCAAATCAGCATTGCCACTGACACCGTCGCCCATGGCTGGTGCTGGCAATGTTCCGGTGTAAGCTGTAGTTTGTTGTGTGCTGTCTGGGAAAGTTAATCTACCATTTGAGTCAAATTTCCACTGGGTGCCGCCACCATCTGAGTCAAGTGTAATATCATTGCCTGCTACAATGCCTACACCATAATTACTTTGTAAAGCAAGGTTGGTGTCTTCAAATATCTGTGCGCCAAGTGGCCAAGTGATGCCACCGGACATATTAAGAGAGCCAATGTTAGCGTCTAATGTTGTGATGGATCCAACGCCGCTGATAATAGCCGGACTAGCAGTAAAGTTTAAGGCACCATCGTAGTTGGCTAGATAGTTGGCAACTTCTGTATTGCCGTATGCACCATTTAAATCACTGTAATTACCTGAAGTAGCAACAGTGGCCAAAGTAGGGTAGACAGCATCTTGGCCAGCAGGTCCTTGTGCACCAGGTGCTCCGGGTTCGCCTTGTGGTCCTTGTGCGCCAGCGGCGCCGTCATTGCCAGGTATGCCAGGTTCGCCTTGTGGTCCTTGTGCTCCATCATTACCTTTTTCAGCAAGTACCTTCCAGTAACTTGTATCAGTTGGAACGGTGTTTAGAGGAGTCATCTGTGTACAAATATAACTGCTACCTTGATATGTAACAACATCATTTGGTACATAAACAATACCAGCCCAGGCATCCATAAATGTAAAACTTACGCCATCGTTACCAGCTGGTCCTTGTGCTCCGTCATTACCAGGTGTGCCAGGTTCACCTTGGTTACCCTGTGGTCCCATTGGTCCTTGTGCGCCTTGTGCGCCAACAGCTCCATCATTGCCTTGTGGCCCTTGTGCGCCTTGTGGCCCAGTGGCTCCAACAGCACCATTGTTTCCTTGTGGACCCTGTGGACCCTGTGGTCCAGGTGCTCCATCATTACCTGCAGGTCCCTGTGCGCCTGTTGCTCCAGGTGCTCCATCGTTACCAGCTGGTCCTTGAATGCCTTGCGGCCCTTGAATGCCTTGTGGTCCAGATGCCCCAACAGCACCGTCATTACCAGCAGGTCCTTGAATGCCTTGTGGCCCTTGTGCGCCAGTGGCTCCAGCAGGTCCTTGTGTGCCAGTTGCACCAGCAGGTCCTTGTGGCCCTTGTGGCCCTTGTGCGCCAGCTGCTCCATCATTGCCAGCAGGTCCGGTTGCACCAGTGTTGCCTTTGATCTGTCCCACATCAACGAATGCTGTACCAGTCCAAACTTGTAAATGACCATTATCTGCTTGTATTAACCCCTGACCAATGGTCAATCCAGAAGTATTGTAAGAATTTAATGCTGTAACATCTGCAACGCTACCAATAATTGTAACCGATGTACCGTCATTACCAGCAGGTCCCTGTGCGCCGGCTGCTCCATCATTACCAGGTATGCCAGGTTCGCCTTGTGGTCCTTGCGGCCCTTGGATGCCTTGTGGTCCAGTTGCGCCTTGTGGTCCAGTTGCGCCTTGTGCACCAACGGCTCCGTCATTGCCTGCAGGTCCTTGTGCGCCAGTGGCTCCTGTGGCTCCAGTCGCGCCAGCAGGTCCTACATTTCCTTGAATGCCTTGTGCGCCTTGCAATCCGATGTTGCCTTGTATGCCTGGCAAGCCCTGTGCGCCAACAGCTCCATCATTACCAGCTGGTCCCTGAATGCCCTGTATGCCTTGTGGTCCGGCGGCTCCGGTTGCGCCTGTAGCGCCAATGGGTCCTTGTATGCCTTGTACTCCCGGCGTTCCCTGTATGCCAACATTGCCCTGTGCGCCTTGTGGTCCAATTGAGCCTTGTGGCCCAACATTGCCCTGTATGCCCTGTGGTCCAACATTGCCTTGTAAGCCCTGTGGTCCTGCCACCGTGCTGGCATTGCCTTGAATGCCCTGAATACCCTGAGCACCCACATTGCCCTGTATGCCTTGTGCACCTGGTATACCCTGTGCTACTGGAAATCCACCCGGTGTAACACCATCTTGAAGGCGTATGGTTTTTAATCCAGTGTCAATAATTACCTCACCAATTGGTCCAACATATTGGCTTGCTGTAATAGTATCACCGCGCTTTAATAGTACTTCTCTTATGGTTACATTTGCTGTTGTCATTTAAATAGTTCCACCATCATAAATTATTTTTTCTACATTGTCCGGAGCTGGCGTATTGATTGGCAAGCTGTCGACATATCCATATTCATTTTTGTCAGCACTTGCCACTGTGGTTGAGTAGTAGGCTGGCAATACTTCTAGATCCAAAGGAACACCATAATTGTCATCGATATAGATTGGGTGTTCTGCTAATGTAGTTGTGTTGACTGTTTTAAAAGTCAACTTGTAAAATCTGTTTTGTAAGCTGCTGACTGTTTCGTTGTCTAGCACAAAGTTACCAAGTCCTTTGGCTGCATCTGCCCAGGTCACAGCATAACTGGCCACAGTTTCATGATTAGTAGGATCTTGTATGTCTGCTTGTAGAGAATGACCGGCTAGATTGACGCTTTTTTGGTCTTGATTCTTGACCATGACTTGTACGGGATTATCTATCCCTTGGTAAACTTTAATTGGGCGGCTGTACACTTGGCGATTCCTTGTAGTAAATATCGTAGGATCAAAAACCTGAACCTCGGCTGTATTCGGATATAAATATGCTTTGACAGTAATCATTTTTGCTCGTCTTTAACATATTTATCGGATAACGTGGAAGATCACTACAAGCTACTACTCGAACAATACCCTTTTATCAGCTACGTGACCTACGGCGGCAATGATTATATAGGTATCGTACAAAACTCAGACGAAATTATAACTACACTTTACGACTTTAGCCTGATCAACGACGCCGAGCACAAGAAAGCGTTCTTGGCATTTGGCGAAACTTGGTGGTGGGAAAGCAACAGATTGATCCCAATCAACGTGTTCTTAAAACAAGATTGGGCCATATTCAGAGGATGCTTACGCACCATGAATTCAAAAGATGTGGAAATTAAGATGGGCCCTTATGTGAGCCTAAAAGAAATGGCTACCAAACGTAGCAAACGCAAAAGTATTACCTTAGTACGTAAAATGATTTAACTGTAGCCGTAGCTGAGCTTTTCGCATAACAAATTCATGTTAACCGCAACCAAATGAGCATAGGCCACAGCGTGGCTTTTCTTGAAGTAGTATTCATCATCCGCAGGTCTTTCCCACACAGTTTGAGCAACTTCTGCCCAGGGTAATCCTATCAAATGTCGTTTGGCCGGACGTATCACACTTAAAAACATGGCCATCCTAGCAATCGATGTAACTGCTTCGGGCATTTTGATCAGGGTCCGGTAGTGATTGTTGATGTGAATCAACTGTCCGCAAAACTCTGGCTCGTACAACAAGTCCCACAACGGCTCTGTGTTCATCAGTTCTTGCAGGTGTGCTTCATTCTTTATCTGCGTATATAATGATACATTTAGCAAATCCAACTTCATATAGCCTCTATCTTCGGCTGACTCATAGTCTACGCTGGCCAAGCCAGTGAACGGATCTTGCGGTATATCAGTCACGTACACTCCGGTATTGTGAGGCACCAATTGTCCATCGCGCAAGATACTGGCTGGAGTATGGTCAAGCAGGCGCAAGGCCTGAGCACGGTCTCCAAAGTCTATGTCAATGTCTGAACGAAATTTCATAACAGTAGGTATTTGATCAATCCGGCTAACCATATGCAGGCCAGGTAAGAAAACATTAGGCTAGCGGCCCACTCACGCATACGTACCTGTATAACCACCCAGGTAGTATTACCCAAGAACATAAGTGTCAGGCCAACCAAGGTATTCAATTGTAAACTGACTGTGGTAGCACCTGTCAACATCAAAGCTGTGGCCAACCACTTGGCGTATCGTATCATAATCCAGCTTTCTCTAACACATCCTTGACCCACTCGGTGTCAGCAAGATAATCCTGAAATCTGCGTTGCCAATGGTCAGGGTCTATCCAGGGCAAGATCATTTCAACCTGTTCTTCACCCAACGACTCCAGGAATTCAACTCCTGATGTACAGTTAAAAACAATCCAAGGGCTAATGCGACCGGTAGCAATATGATGACACACACGATTACTGTTGCCATACCTAAAATAATCAGTAAAACCGTTACGAAGTTCTGGGTGTTCATCTGCATAGTCCTGCATTTCATTTAATGCCCTTTCAAGTGCGTCTTGTACTGCTTCTCGGCGTAGGTATTCGTGCATCCACTCCACATACAACTTGTCACTGCACCAATGGTCTATTTTTTTATTATTACGTAATAGCCAATCAAGAAAGTTAGTAAAATTAATACAGCGTATTGATTGACAGTATCTTCCATGTTTGACGAAAGCGTTATAATAAGGACTGCTAACAAAATCTTCATAGCTTTTTAGCTTGGCGCTACCTTGTGTTACTTCATAAAATCTCAAATAGGCTTTTAAACCCAGTTGTACTCCAACTTCCTTCTCCTGTTGCCAACGCCGCTTGGGTTCGCACAGATGTACCGCAAGACTCGACTCTTTGCGGAATTCTTTTTCGCAATAACGACACTTATAGGTCGGACTTGATTCGCTTGTCGTCCCAACCGAGACTTTTTGCATACTGTTTAAGATCATCTTTATCGTTAATTTCCGACAACAAGGCAATTTCGTCTTCGCCCAGTTCAGGACGCAACTCACGCAAGAACTTCTTGGCCTTGTTATTGCCAGTTTCCTTTTTCTTGGCGGCTAACCATTGGTGATACTGTGTACCCATTCCTGGACTCACAGTGGTGGCCAACAACCACTGTAGTTTTTTATGCTGAGTGGTGTTGACATCAAAGAAATTTTTGTTCAGGCGCTCGTTGCAGCTCATTAGGTAATAGGCCTGTAAGTCTGCACTACCTGTTACAGTGGCACCGTAACGGATCATCAAGAACGGGCTAAACTTTTTCTTTTCTTCATCTGTGAGGCTGTCATAGAACTCACGGTTCTTACGATCAAATGCTGTCATTTCACTCTTGATGCTTAGTTTATCTTCCACTGTTGTTAATCCATTTTGTTAATGCTGTTGCTATCACATCGTGCCCGGCCACAGTTGGATGACCACCCGGAAACAACAGGTGTGAGCTTCTAGCGTTGGCTTCTGTTGGTGTATCGGGTTTATAACTTGGTACATATTCTTTAAAAGGAGCTGTTTCCAGCACCTGTCTCAGTGTGCCAGGGTAAAAACGATCAACATTGATTACGCGAAACTCAAATTCGGGATTGTAAAAATTATGTACATAATAGTCTGTGATATTATACCGGCGGCAAAGTAAATTTAGCAAGACCACGTTCTTGTGATAATTAAACAACTCCAATCGTTCCGAGTGTATGTGTTTAAAATATGCGGGAGACAAATTGTCAACTGTGTTGCCAACTTGTAACTCTAAGGTTTGCGGGTCCTGTTCCCACAGTTGATCACGTGCAGGTGGTACAGCATTTGGATGCCAAGCTATACCTCTACTGATATCGGTTATGCAGAACAATGCTGTGTATTGCGTTGTTGCATCATAATCTTTTTCTAAAAAATTGATAAACGACATGACCACGTGATCAAAACTGGTGGCAATACGACTACGATCGTCCAGTGCTAGACCTAATCGTTGTGCCAAGAGTGTGGGAAATGCCCGAGACTTATCATCCAGTTTACCACCAGCGGGCCAACTGTCACCGAAAGTTAATAGTACATCATTCATACTGGGTGCCAATCAGGCGGTAGTGTTTTGGGATCTCGAGACAATTCATACAGTATTTTAACACGTTCTATGGCTTCTTGTAAAGCCGGTGTGTGCTCGGCTGTGTTGAATATGTCCATCCATTCGTTACGGCGGCGTTCCAGTTCAATACGGGCTTGTAATTCAGGTGCCACGCTGTGTAATACACGTTCGCTTGTGCCCGATTTACGTTTGTATATGGTGAGCCCACCATCCGGACTTTCATACACATCATACGAACTGATCTGGTTGGCCTTGTAGGTGGTCATTTACCAAACTTTGCTGTAATCCAACACTTCGCTTTGGCGACTGATATCTTTGATAAAGAAAGCACACATGGGTTCGTCGCCTTCGGTTAAAGGAATTGCCAACAGTTGCCCGGGCTTGAGTTTGGGGAAATACCATTTGACGTCTTGATAGATGTCTACAATTTCTACCGGATGGAACTCAGGTTTAAAACTGGTCAGGGGATTGAATGTAAACACGTTAAATCCACGATCGTTAATTGATGTTAGGGGTACTACTTCTAGATCACCAAAGTCGGGCTCGCCAATCAACAACTGCCAATCCACCGGCATACGAATAGTATTGTTACCAATTTTTAATACCAGAGCAGGACTGTTAAAACTTTCCAAGAAGATCAAGGGAATATAAAAATAGTCCGGGTCTTTGGGATCACTGTTGTCAAGTACGCAAAAACGTACTTCATCTATTTCTCCCGGCACTTGATCCATGGGATATGCTGTGTTGTCTAATGTTAATATTCTCATTGCCAAGAGGCCTTTTCTATAGTAAATGGGTAGTTTGCTTCTTTGTAAAAGACTTTTCTTTTTGTCAAATGCCGCTTGGCAAACTTACAGGTGCTGGTTATGTCCCAGATTTGGACGAAGTCTTTGTCTTCCGCTTTGCGAATACCACGCCCGATGGACTGGATAACACGCACAAAGGATTTGCCCGGTTCAATAAGCACAAGATTGAATATCCTAGGAATATTAATACCAACAGCAGCAACGCCATAGGTAGCAATAATAATTTTGTTAGTGGATGTTGCAACGTCATCGTATTCCTCTTTTCGATCGCCGGCTTTGGTAGCACCCGACACAAATGCTACATCGGGCTTGTCTGACAACAGGCTGAATAATGTACTTAGCTCTGTTTGCAACAGTCGGCCAGTTTCTATTCGATCAACTAGGATTAATGTATTACCACTGTCTTTGATACTGTCAATTAATTTGGCCAAATATGCTATACGTTCCGTATTGGTCACCAGGTATTTTAATTCGCTTTGATAGTCTCGATATTCCACTGAGTCTTGTAACTGTACCACGTTAACGTGACAGTTGGCCAGGTGGCCGGCTTCCTGTAGCTCGCTGGCACTTAGCCTTCCGATAACTTCGCCTAGACTGCAACGCAGACTGACAAACTCGTAATCTTCTTTGGGAATGGTTCCTGTCAGTCCCCAACGGATGGGTACACGTGCAAACACGCCTGTTAGCAAAGTTTTTAGAGCATCTGCTTTGGCCATATGTACTTCGTCTACCATTACACACACCACATCTTCAATGAAGTCGCCAATGGTAACATCACCTATGCCGGCCTGTGTGTTCTTTAACAAGACATTTAGGCTTTGCCAAGTACAAATGGTATGCTGACGGCCAACGTCCTTGCGGTCGCCAAAGTACACACCAACATCAAGTCCCATATTTTTATAATCGTCTTCGGTCTGCGTTACCAAGCTCTTGTTGGGAACTATTACTATACTGCGCCCATATGGTTCCACACTCTTGCTCAAGGCCGCTGTCATGATAGTTTTGCCAGCACCGGTGGCCACTTCCTGTATGCTTTGTGGGTTGGCCAAAAAGTCATTTAATATTTGTATTTGGTAATCACGCAACACAATGGGTTGGCCTTCAGCTGGATGTCCCTTGGGCCACTTGATATCAGCAAAGGTATCTTCTGTTACCTGATCAAAGCTGAACTGTGTAGAATAGTCTCTTAAATCTTCAATTTCAATGTCGTAATTGCGACTTTCTAGGTATTCAATAATTTCAGGCAG